CGCACGAACATTCTCGCCGCGGGAGTTAACAAAGCGGCCAAGACCGCCGAACGCAACGCCGAGCACTGCATCAATCGCCATCGCCTGGCGATCAAAAACATCGTACTGACCGGCCATATCATCGTAACCGGCGTTGCGCAGGGTTTCTGCCGTCATTCCGCGTAGCGCCATACCAAACGCAAGGTTAGTACCCGCTGCATACGCTACGTCAGGCGCAGCACGCGCTACGGCTGCACTGGCATTGAGTAACGCATTCTCGCCCGTTCTGGATATCTGCGCGCCAACACCTTCCGCCAGCGCGCCACCAGCACGCAGACCGAGGCTCATGGGGATCAGCGTACCGGCGCCGGTCGTTATACCGTGAATCAACGCGACATCCTGCGCCGTTGATAAATCCACGCCTTCCGATCTCAGACGCTCAAACTCAGAAAAGCCCTGAAGCGAGGTAACCGCCGCCGCACCGCCCAGCGGCCCCCCGATTGCGGTACCGGCGACAGCCTGACCTCCCATATCAAATAGACCAAACAGAATCTGACCCGCGGTTCCGGTTGTACCGGCATCGGGAGTCAGACGCTTAACCTGCTGTGTTGCCAGCCTTCTCTGCTCGGCAATGTATTCTTCAGAAGAATCCCGTACGGGTGTATTTTCATTAATAAACCGGGACAGAGGGGAAACAACTTTATCCATCCCCGCCCAAAGTAACTGATCCGGTTTGGCCACAAGGCCCGAATACAAACCTGATACACCGGCACCCACAGCATTATCGAAAAAACCGACATCACTTTTTAAGCCAATGGGACTGGATGCCGCTGTTTCTGACAGTTGGTTTTGATTCGACTGATTTAGCCCGAAATAACTCATTGCGGTATGCCCTCGATAAAGCGCTGACGCTGCTGAGTCAGATCCAGTATTACCGGAGAGCCATCAGATTTAAGCAGATACCCTGCACCGAGCTTAACCAGATACTGGCTGTCACCGTAACTTTGCAGGCCATACTGCCCCGGCGGTGCTTTGATTCCCGCACCAGTGACCTGTGTTTGCCACGCCTGATCGACCTGTTTATCAAACTGCTCTGGCGACATACCCCACGGCAGAAGAACATACCCCATGCCGTTATAGTCATGAACACCGCCAGTTGACACATTAACGGCCTGCTTCCAGATATCATCATCCAGAACACCGGAGTAATCCCCCTTCTGGGCCATTATTCCCGCGTAGTAATCCTTTGCCACCTCATATGCCATTGCGGCTCCCTGAGCATCACCGGCGAATGCATTCTGCACAGCACTGGAGAACTCAAGGCGCATGTCGTTTTCTTTAGGCATCGTCATCCCTTTTGCATCTTTAGTCCCTTTTCGCGCAGCAGAACCCGCGAGAATAGTTTTTGACGCTTGCGAAGGTGAAATCGTGATATCAGGATTGATCCAGTTTTCCTGAGCAATTAACGACGAAGGCTTATCCATCAGGACGCCAGCTACCGCCGCAGAGGGAGCATTTATCGCTATTTGCTTGAGCGTGGCCATGTAAGGCGCGCCACCGCCGGTACCTTTATGAATGGTGTCCAGTAGTCTTGACTGGTTTTCCGGTGTTGACTGCAACAGAGCCTGAGATAAAGCCTCCGCCTGCGCTTTGGGTAAAACTGCATCGCTTTTAATGCCAAAGCGTTGTTTTTGGATTATGACATTTTTCACATAATCACCCAGTAGCTCAGGGTTAGCTGAATAGGCTGAGAATGCTTTTTGGGTCGTTTCGTCATTTTGCACAAGCCAGCCGCCGGGATCCGCTTCGCGGGCTTTCAGTACCTGAGTCAGCTTAGCCTGTGCAGTGGCGTACAGCTCCTGCTGGTATTTAAAATCAGGGGCGGATTCTTGCGGCTGCAATGCCTGCACTGCGGCCAGCCCCTGCTGGGGCGTTCCCTGTACGATGGACTGATAGACTGGCTGAAGGCTCATTGCCTGCTGATAATGGCGGAAGGTTTGCTCCAGCTGCATGCGCTCTGCCGGTGTCGCCTGTACGGGCAGGGTGGAGGCCCACGCTTCCGGCGTTATCGGGGAAACGTTTTTGCCCGCTTCCAGAAGCGCAAGATCATCCTGCATTTTGCTTTGTAGCGCGACGCGGCCGGCGGAAGCCCGCATGTCATACAGCGCTGACATCTTATCAATGGCGCTGCTCTGATCCTGCGGTGACATTTTATTCCAGAACGGCATCCGGGATATGGAACTAATTGTCGCGCCCGGTGGAATGCTGGCGGCTGCACCCAAAACTTTCTGTACATGTTCGCGGGTTTCTTTCAGCGGAATAGCGGATGTAAACCCGGCATCGGATATCTCGCCTTTTCGCGGATCGCCAATTTTCGTCAGGCTTTCGTTCTTACCTGTCTTATTGGTGCCGTTAATCCAGTCATCAACCATTCCCGGCCCGGCATTATAGGCCGCAACCGTGAGAACCGGGTTGTTGCCGTATTTGCTTCCCAGATGCTCGAAATACGCGTTGCCGATCTGCAGATTATACTGAGGGTCGTTAAGCCAGCGCTCGCGGCTCCATTCCACCCCGGCGTATTTTGCGGCGTCCGGGCCCGTTTTCTCCATCACCTGCGCGATGCCGACAGCACCAGCACCGGAAACCAGAGGCGAGCCATCGGCGCGGAACTGCTGTCCCCGGCTTTCAACGTACATATTGGCCGATGCCAGTTGGCTAAGGTCTGGTGTTCCGGTAGTCGGGAGAGCGCCGCCAGGCCCCATCATGGATTGTTTCTGCTGGCTGACGAACAGATCAAACGCACCAGAAGCGGCTTTTTGCTGCCACAGTGTTTTCTCGAACGCTATTTTTTCTTCGGGCCATCCCTGCGCTTTACCATATTCATCAATACCCTGATTGCGGGAACCGGCCTCAAGCTGGGTACTGATCTTGTCACCGTAATACAGGCTTTCTCTCTGGACGCTGGCGCTATTCGATGCGTTGTACGTTTCCTGCAGCGCACGGTCGCGCTCCCCCTGCTCGTATACAAAGCTGGTTCGCTCCATCTGCACTCGTTGGGCCGTCAGGAGGATTTTACCGCGCTGGCGGGCTGCTGGTGGAAGTAACGAGAGTTGCTTATCCCGCCAGGCGTCCCATTCTTTCAGCGTGTCGTTGGTTGCGCCAACAGCGTTAATCCCTTTACGGGTTGCTGTCATGCCGGTTTCCGGGGCATACAGCAGTTTATTGACCTGCGCCCCACCAGCGGAGCGTAACGCCTGTAATGCGTTCTGGTTATCCTGCTCCTGCCGCTGCTGGATATCTTCAACGACACCAAGCCCGGAGCTACCTAACTGGGCTACAGCGTCTCCAACGGCACCGGCATTACCAGTATCGATTCGGGTGGGCTGAGCTTGCGGGGTGACATTGCCAAAATTACCCGTTGGTATTCTCATTTTTTGGTCCCCGCGTACAATCCATAACCGCCCTCTTTAGCCTTTTTCCAGCCATCATATGCAGTCCCGCCGGCAGCCAAAAGAGAGCTACCTGCGCTGATGTTGCCCGCCGTAGCGGCATTACTTCCGGTGATGCGGTCCGCCTGAGCCTGCGCCTGTAACCGGCTGGCGGAGTTCGCACCGTTTAGGATGGTCTGGTAGGCGTCCTGCTCCGAGTCTTCGGTAATGCCGGAAGTGATCCGCAGCGCTGTGCCTTCTCCGGTCTCGACGCCGGATGCGGCCAGAGAGGCATTCGCAGCAGCAGCCTGTTCACGTCCGGCTTTACGGATACGGTCGGCCTCCACACGGGCCGCCTTCTGCGATGCATCGGCGTCGGCCTCCGCCTGGGCGGCCTGATAGTTCGCCATTTTTTTTTGCTGCTGCCCGCTGTACACCGCTCCGCCGGCGGAGAGGACAGATGCACCGATCGCCGCAATTTCTATACCAGTACACATACTCAACCTCCAAAAAGGCAATTAAAGAGAATTAATTAACTTTATAGTACAATTATATAGAATTATTTCCCCTGACGTGAGGTGCAATGATATGCCTGTTGTCGTGTCTTATCGTTACGACTGGTTCCGTATAATCGAGGACATTTCACGAGAGGGCCTTACACTTAGTGATATTGCGAAAGAACTGGATGTATCAAAAACAGCGGTAATTGGCTGGAAGCAAGGGGCTGAACCCCGTTACTTTGCTGGTGATGCTCTTATCTCTTTGTGGTGCCACATTAAGCAAAGACGGAAGGAAGACCTGCCGACTCAAATCCTGTCGCGAAAGTTCATTCATAACTACACATCCCGGCGTTACGCAAACGCGCAAAAACATGCGGACACCGCATAGCGAATACACTCAGCGTCGGAATGCCCGCAATTTTTTCTCTAAAACCATCAAAAAAGAAAAATAATTTCTACGGGAGTTGACGTGTTTCAGCCCTCTTTGTACTCGCGCGCGCGCGCGTTTTGTCAACGCCGCTTATGCTGCTTTCAAGGCTGTCGAGCACTTTACGCAGAGATTTAATCTGTTGTGACATGTCACGCTCTTGCATTAAAGCCGCGGTAATAATTCTGGAAACTTCCTTAGTCAGGATGATCAGCAGGTAAGTAGTTTTATCCCCAGAAACTCTGGCCCTTCGTTCAGTGGGTAATGCCGTCAAGATAGCGTTTCGAAGTAACCTTGTTCTTGCGACTGCTCTGGCAGACTGCCCATCAAACCACCGGAACAGTTTTTGCCGGTTGTTATTTATGGCCCGCCAGTCAGCCTGGCCGTAAGCCTCATCCATTGGGTAGAGTTTTATGTACTCTGAACATTCTCCACTGACAAACCACGCCTTACAGATCTCAATAGCAACATGCTCCTGGCTGGTCTCAGCAGCCCATGAGTAAACTTCTGATTTGATTTCATTCATAACAGTCTCCAGAAATTGATTATGTTTAATCAGTTTTTTTTGCCCGGATGCACTCTGATGGGGGTCAATGCAGGGATTGCCTGCAGCCCGGACAGGAAAGTAACAGGTACATATTTAATGGGGAGTTCAAGTGGATAAACGCGATCCATGTATGACGCTAATTACCGATGAGGAAATGCTCGATATCACTGGGGCGCAATTCCCTTCCAAGCAGTGCCAGATACTGAAAGAACATGGTATAGCTTTTGTGCGAAGGTTGGACGGTCGGCCACGAACGACATGGTTTAATTTCAACCACCCACTGCATAGCCGTCATCGCCCCAGCGAAGAAGAGATAATGGAAGATGAGGAACCGGACTTTGATGCAATTTTTAGAGGGAAAGAAAAACCCAATCTGAAGCGCTAAAACACAGGTGACTTTTCGTTTTAGCTATACGTTTAGATATACGATGAAAAACACGCATAGAAAGAACATTGAAATATCATAGCAATACAGACTAAATTTGACTCTTCTCGTGGACCAAATTATTCACCGATTAAATCGGTAACCCCTTAAGAACCCGCACTCTTACAGAGACTGCGGGTTTTTTAATGTCATATTTCCTCCCTGTTCTCAGCAAAAC